CTACGAATATTCAGAAAAATAAAAAAGGGATCGAAAACGCGATACAAGGGAAACCCTAAAACGGGTGTGAGAGGAACGGGCAAAACCACGAAGAACCGCACGGTCAGTGCGAGATGCGGCGAATTGAAAAAGCCAGATTTACTCAAAGTGGTAAGAAAGCATTTTAACAAGCGCGTAAACGACGAAGTTAACGTCGTCGTTCATAAGAAGGTCGGTGCACTCACGAACAAAGAGCTGTGCGCATATATAAAACAGCGCGTGAGTCAAAACAACAATACCAACGCACTTAACGCCGTGAAGAACAAGCTGAACACACAAATTCAAAGTTTGCAAAAGTACAACAAGCTTAGGGCGGGTAATCGCCAAGGTATACGACGACGCTACAATAGTCTCGCAAAGAACAACACGTACCCCACACGTCGAGCAGGATGTAAGGAGTTGTCACTAGTGCAACTCGCGCGCGTAATTGGCGAAAAATACAAGAAGGGGAAGCCAGAGCACACCAGATCACGTCTGTGTGAGCGCGCCACAGATCTCTCCAAGCGAGGTGTCGTCAAATTTCCACGGTACGCGAACAAAAATGCAAGAATTAATCGAAAAGCCGCAAAGAGGGCAATTAAAAGTGCGCAACGGCAACGTACCAATACTAATACTAATACATCATCCAGTAGTAGCAGGATGACGAATAATTCGGCCCGCCGTCACGTTAGATTCAACTGAGTTCACATACATATACAAGTACCAATTTTATGAATGAATAACCGTTCATAAAATTGAATAAAAAAGTGAGGGGTCCAAACCCTAGTTTAGTTACTGTATTGACAACCCGCAAGCCCGTTGGAAACACGGAGCCAATTGTAGTTAACCGCGTAAATTCTGTGCAAAGCGGGGACGCCGCCGCTCGGCGACGTGATGCTGATTTTGAAATTGTCAAGACGACTCGCGTTGATCGAACCGGTAGGCTGCGTGCGCGAAAGGTCGAGAGAAAACGGAAAAGTAAAGACGGGGACGTTGTCCAGCATACCCTCGGGCAAAATGGAGCAGTGGTTGGCCGGGACGATCGTGTGATGGTAGTTTGCGCTCATCTTTTCACTGATGGGAACACCGTTGACGTAGCACGTGGCCTCACCGAACGTGAATTCATCGTCCCAGTTCTGACCATCCGCTTTCCCAGATGCGATGTGCACCGCGCGGATGGGGTGGTTGAAATACGAGAGATCGAATTCGGTGTCATGAGGGTCAGCCAATTGATGTTGTACTTGGTTGATGAGAAGACTGTGATCATTCTTCGTAAAGAATTCGCGTTCGTCCGTATCGAGCATCACGTACTCGGCATAAACCTTCGGCGTGGTCGCCGGCGTGAAGCCGTCGCGGCACTTGATCTTGATTTCCACAGCCGAGTATTGCATCGCCACCAAGGGCAAACACCGCGTGAAATCATCGCCAAAAAAGAACGGCAATACGTAATGATCAGAAACAGTCGCCGTCTTGCCCGTCGCGTTCGGGGCGACGCCTTGCGTCGTCAACGCCGTCGAAGCTTTGCCTTGCGTCGTGTTATACAGCACGTTCCACACGGATTGAATGAAAAGTGAATCGAGCGTCACGACCGGCTGACCGCCGATCCAAAGACTGATTTCCGTCGGTTGGTTTGCGTTTCCGGCAAACAGACCGGTGGCGTTGTTTTGGTGTGCGCCAATACCATCGGCTTCAATCCACACGCGCGAGAGCAGATCACCTTTGCTGGGAATCGGAATTGTAATTTCCGCGTTCTCACCGAACGTCCCGATGTAATTCAACTGATGCGGTGCGATAGAAAAGTTCGTCGATCGCTTCCATGCCTGACGGTAGAACGATATCTCTGGTTTGCCAGTGAGATGCGCGTCTTGGGCGCCTTGTGCCACGAGATCTGCTAAGGCCATTGGTCCTTTCTATGTGAACAGAAAAAAAATCCTCCTGAAATGACAACCTCACAAATGGTCGCGTTTCAAGCGTTGAGCTGGGAAGCCCGCGATGACGAAGACGCGGAAAGTCACGTCGTCTCCATCATCGGGAAAACCGAGGACGGACGGAGCGTGTGCGTGACGACGGAGTTCGAGCCATACCTGTTTATACGCCTTCCCGCGAGATCTGGTCAGAGGGACGCGCAGGAGTACTACCACGCGATCGACCGAGCGTGTCCTGGAGCGTTGACGTCGTACGCGATCGAATACTCGAAAGACGTATGGGGGTTTACGAATAACGAGGAGTTTCCTTTTCTGCGCCTGGGATTCAAAAAGCTCGCCAGTCGTGCGACCGTCGCGAGCTTTCTCAGGTACCGTCGCTTGGAGTTGGCTTCGCGCGGACAAGTGGATGTCAAATTGTACGAGAATAACCTGGAGCCGTGCTTGCGTTTGATGCACGAATCGGGTATCGAGGCAACGGGGTGGCTTGAAGCCGAGGGTGATGCTTTTCGACCAACGACCATCGCTCGCGTCGACGTTGACCTGTGGTGCGACGACTGGACCGCTCTCAAACCACTCGCGCGGAACGATATCGCTCCGTTTGTCGTCGCCTCGTTCGATATCGAGTGCAATTCGAGTACGGGAAAGTTCCCGGACGCATCCGTCGAGGACGATGCGTGTTTCCAAATCGGTATTTCGCTGTGCAAATTTGGAAGCGACGAACCATACGATAAGACGATCCTGTGTTACAAACAAACAGATCCCGCGCTCGAAGGTACCAATGTGGTGAGTTTCGATACCGAAGGGGATATGCTCATGGCATTCAGTGACTATTTACATGAGCACAGCGTAGATATATTGACGGGCTGGAACATATTTGGGTTCGATTTGGATTATATTCACACGCGCGCCGCTCGTCTCTGTGACGTGCGCTTTTTTCAATTGGGTCGTCTGAAAAATACACCGTGTCACATCGTGAAGAAGAAACTTTCGAGTTCGGCGCTTGGAGACAACGAACTGAAATTGCTTCCCATGAGTGGACGTTTCATATTTGATATGTTTCACGAGGTTAAGAAAAATTACAAGCTTGACTCGTACAAACTCGATTTCGTCTCTAAAAAGTACCTTGGTGGCGATGGCAAAATCGATATGGCACCGCGTGAGATGTTCAAACGATTCCGCGAAGGCGACGCTGTGCTCCTTCGTGAGGTCGCGGAGTATTGCGTCAAAGATACGTTACTGCCGCACCGTTTGATGAAAAAACTGTGTACGATGCTCAATCTATGGGAGATGGCTCGCGCGACGTGGGTGCCTCTCAATTATCTGACTGAGCGCGGGCAACAAATCAAGGTGTTTTCTCTTTTAACGCGTAAAGCGCGCGAACTCGGCTTCAAAGTCCCATATATCAAATATGGGTCAACCGCCGAAGGGTACGTCGGCGCGACAGTTCTCGAGGCTCAATCTGGTGCGTACTATGGACCAATCACCGCGCTCGATTTCGCAAGTTTGTATCCTTCCATCATGATGGCGCACAACTTGTGCTATTCGACACTGGTTTTAGATGACCTCAGGTACGGGAATATCGAGGGCGTCACGTACGAGACGTTCAAGGTCGGTAAAGATACGTACAAATTCGCTCAAAACGTACCATCGCTTCTTCCGGTCATCCTCAACGATTTGAAAGCGTACAGAAAAAAGGCAAAGAAAGACATGGCGGCGGCATCTGGGTTCATGAAACAAGTGTTCGACGGGAAACAATTAGCTTTTAAGGTGAGCATGAATTCTATCTATGGATTTACCGGTGCCTCCAAAGGAATTTTGCCGTGCATGGCCATCGCTTCGACGACGACGGCGCGCGGTCGGGAAATGATCCAAGAGACCAAGGATTACGTTGAAACAAATTTCCCGGGGGCAAAGGTGCGATACGGCGATACGGACAGTGTGATGGTTGAATTCGACGTGCAGGGGCGGACCGGTCAAGACGCCATCAATTACAGTTGGGAATTGGGTGAACGCGCCTCGAAAGAGTGTACCGCTCTGTTCAAAAAGCCCAACGATTTGGAATTGGAAAAAATCTATTGCCCATTTTTCCTGTATTCGAAGAAACGCTATGCTGCAAAACTCTATGAAAAGAACAAATCAGGTGACGTCGTTTTTAAATACGTCGACATCAAAGGCCTCCAATTGGTGCGGCGAGACAACACCCCACACGTGCGCGAGGTTCTGCGTGAATTGCTGGATGTGATACTTGAATCGTCCGATCCCGCACCGCCGATTGACTTGGCTCGACAAAGAGCGCAGGAACTATTGACGGGCGACGTGCCGCATGAAAAGCTAGTGTTATCGCAATCGCTTTCTGATACGTACAAGGTGAAAGGTGAACGAGTGTCAATCACAGCGTACGACTCGCGTGCGAACAATGGTATCGGTCGGTACCTGAGCGAGGATATCAATATGGCACACGTACAAGTGATGCATAAAATGCGCGAGAGAAAACCAGGGTCAGAACCACAATCGGGCGATCGCGTCCCATACCTACTCACGGTTGTCGAAAACAACCGCGCGGCCAAGGCGTTTGAAAAATCAGAGGATCCCGCGTGGGTGGCAGAGCATGGCATACCGGTCGATTACGTCTACTACTTTACTCAAAAGTTCCTCAAACCTATTTGCGATCTCCTCGAACCACTCGTGGAAAATCCAAAGGAGGAAATTTTTGGTGAGCTCATGTCTCTGCACAAGCCATCGCGCAAAAAGAAGGACGTCGCGCCTACACAAAAACTGACGATGCTCGATTTCTTTAAAAAGGTGTGAATTATTATGTCAGTGTAATGTAATGGTTAAGAAAATCTTGAACACGGGTAATTGGCTCAGGCCGTTCGGATCGAATCGCCTAGAGAAAGGCGTTCAATTGCCGGCAATTTTTGCTGTCATCGTATTATGGCAGTCGCTCTTCATCGAGCGATCGATTCGTATCCCCGACAAAATTGATAAGCTTTTCAAGACGAGCACCGCCGCACGCATTATTGGTCTCTGGTTGATTGCTCTGACCGGTACTCCTGATGTCGAGAGTAGCATCGTCGCGACTCTTATGTTTCTGTTTACTGTGTACGTTTTCAAGAGCAAGAAGGAGAAAAAGCGTGATGGATTTTGGGGCTCGTATGGTCAATAAGTAAGTGACTTAAAGCTTTGGTCCGTGATGGGAACAAGCATAGATGGATGGGTTGGTAAACGAAATAATAGATGAGGCGAAAGAGCACATAGATAAGCTCATAGAAACCAAACTAAAAAAGGTCATCCACGATAGAATCACAAATTACGTGGAAGAGTTCTTCGACGAGTACCTCTCCACCGTCAACAAAAAACACGGGATCTCGCTCGAATTGCTTCTGCGCGACCTCCCCGAACGGTTCGAACAGACGCGGTGTAAAGGACTCAAGAAAAATGGTACGAGGTGTACACACAAAGCCACCGACGAAGGGTTTTGCCGATGGCACGTCGACCAAAAGCGGGTGAAAACGGTGGCGGTCATGAATCGCGCGAACCAGGCGACGACGGGACACAATCACCCCATGAGCATACCATACATGCACGATTGTCCGGCATGCAATCCGTCCCTGTGTAAACCTGTAGAAACCGAGGTACTTAAAGACATAGCACACATTCTATAATAGACACAACATGAGTAAAAGCGATGTTCTATTGGCATCGATCGATCAATTCTACGCGCAAGAACAGAATCGCGATACTTTAATCAACATTTTGCAGAAGAAGGGCAAGATTTCTCTGCGGAATATCGAATGGTTTATCTGCTCTTACGCGAAGAAGCACAACGTGACGTTTAAAACGAGTGACGGGAAAGCGTTCGCGGTACACGTCAATTATAAATCGTCCTTGGATGGGTATAGCAAAAAGTTGTTTGATCCATTCTGTCGAACAGAAAAGATACCGTATCGCGTACCCGGAACGGACCAGACGATTCACACGACGCTCGCACAACTTAATTTTTGTCGATGGGTCATTAAGTGTGGTATATACGACTACATCGAAGCGAATCGCTTGACACTTTTTAAAAAATGATCCACTTGATTTGGCTCGCGCGGTTTCCGAGGGCCCGTCGGAGGTGCCTCGACCGTCTCTGCCGGCTTCTTTTCTAAAACAAACGTTTTGCCTCTGTCGTAAGATTTGAAAATCTCGGTCGCCTCGGGCTTCGCTTTTGGTTTCTCCGCGAGATCGCGCTCCGTCGCGTACCGAATTTTCCCATCGTTAAATTTGAACACCTCGTAGCCAAGGTAGAACATGTGAAATGTATATATATCGTCGAGCAAAACTCCACCCGCCGCG